ACGAGCTGAAAGCCGATTCGCAGAAGGCGACCGGGATTCTCGACAAGAACCTGGCCGAGCGGCGCGATACGTCGGCGCAGCATTGGGTTGAGCTGGGTCAGGCGGTGGATGACTCGATGCGTAGCATCGGTGATGCCATCCGGCCGGCGACGGATGCGGCGGCCCAGGGTCTGACCTGGGTGGCCCGTGGTCTAACCTCGCTATCGGACAACGCGCAGCCGGTGGTGCTAAGCATTGCCGGCATCGTGGCGGCGGTGGGTGCCTTCCTGACGGTTTCCAGCGGGGTGAAAATCGGCCGCGGGGTGGTCAACATCGCGCGCGGTCGAGGCCTGGAACGGTCCAGCGACCGCGCCGGTCGTGGCGACGGTCTGGTAGATCTGCCCAAGACCGGCAACAAGCTGATCGATACCGGCCTTGGCGTGTTGGGCAAAGCGTTTGGCGCCGCGACCAGTCCAGCGTCTGACAATGAGTCAGAGGCGGACGGTGCCCCGCTCGATTTGCCCAAGACGGGCAACAAGGTGGTCGATACCGGCATGGATGTCTTGGGCAAGGTGTTGGGCGCCTTGCCCGGTCCAGAATCTGCCCATGAGTCAGAGGCGGGCGGTAACGATCTGCAGCGCGTTTTTGTGGTGAATACCGATGCCTTCGGTGGGATCGGCGCAAGTGTTGCCAATAGAGCACCTGCAGAGTCTGTAAAGGGCAGCCGGAGAAGTCGCCAGCGTGCCCGGCGGCGCGCGGGTGCGGTGCGCGCCACGGTTCGGCCAACGCCGGTCGAGGCACCTAGGGCACCTGCAGCCAAGCCCAGGCTGTTGCCTGCAGCGTCGTCGACGTTGGCCGGTACTGACTTGGGCAGGGTGGCGCGCTCGCTGCGCGGCGTGACAGGGCTCGCCAAGCGGCTGCCCGGCGGCAGTTTCATGGATGCCGGCGCAACCGCGCTTGATGTGGCGGTTAACGCCAAAACCCAAGACGAAAAGGCCGAGGGTTATGGGGCTGCCGGCGGCAGTCTGGCGGGTACGCTCGCCGGGGCTGCAGCCGGAGCCGCCATTGGTTCGGTCGTGCCGGTAATCGGTACGGCGGTGGGTGGTGCCGTTGGTGCTGTCCTGGGTGGCCTGGGGGGGGAATCGCTCGGCGGCTGGCTGGGTAAAAAACTGTTCGGGGAGGGTCAGCCCGAAGGGGAGTCCAAGGCCCAGGCGGAAGCGGCGCCGGTGCCTGCCGATGCGTTACGCGTAACGTTAAGCCCTGCTCAGGAAGCAACGCCGGCGATCGGGGACGCCTTGCGTGTCACGACCGCACCGTCTGCGCCTGAGGCGGCCAAGGCGCCGTTGGTGGCACCTGTAGCGATTGACAACCGGGCACTGTTGCCGGTGTCCAGTCCGGTACCGGCAACGTCGCCGGCCCCTGTCCTGGGCGATGCCGTGCGCGACCTGGGCAAGACCACTGCGCCGGCGCCTGCAGGTGAAGTGGTCAAGTCGACCGTCCTGCCGGAGCAGCGTGAGCCGGTGGCCAAGCCGTTGGTGGCACCTGCAGCGATCGACAACCGGGCACTGTTTCCGGCGGCCGATCCGGTGCCGGCAGCGCCGCCGCCCCCTGTCCTGGGCGATGTCGTGCACGACCTGGGCAAGACCACTGCGCCGGCGCCTGCAGGTGAAGTGGTCAAGTCGACCGTCCTGCCGACGTCGCGTGAGCCGGTGGCCAAGATGCCACTGGTGGCGCCTGCCGCGATCGACAATCGGGCACAGCTGCCGGTGGCCGATGCGGTGCCGGCAACGCCGCCGGCTCCTGCCCTGGGCGATGCCGTGCGCGACCTGGCCAAGGCCACCACGCCGGCACCTGCAGGGGCCGTGGTCAAGTCGACCGTCTTGCCGGCACCGCGTGAGCCAGTGGCCAAGGCGCCGTTGGTGGCGTCTGCAGCGATTGACCGCCGGGCACTGTTGCCGGTGGCCGATCGGGTACCACTGCAGCCGGAAGTGCGGTTGCCGCTGGCCAGCCCGGCGCCGGGCAGCCTGGGTGATGTGGTGCGTGACATGGCCAAGGTCGTGCCACCGGCACCGCTATTGCCTGAGGTGGCCAAGCCAGCCAAGGCCGAGCCGGTGAAGGTGCCGGCGCCGAAGGTGGAGCAGGCTTTTACCTTTGCGCCGAATATTCCGATCACCGTGCATGGCGATGTGAAGGACCCCGAGCAGTTGGTGCGCGAACTGGAGCCGCCACTGCGACGGCTGTGGGAAACGTTCCAGCGCGATGTAGCGGCGCGCATGTCCTCCACTCAACTGTTCGATCAACCACACATCTAAGGGGGGCCGATGGCCTATATGGAGCAGCTGCAATCGACCCTCACGGGGCTGGTGGCGGCCGGGGAGGCTGGGCGTAAGGATCTTGACGGCATGCTCGGACCGCTCAACGGCGCGATTGGCAGCATCACCGGCGCCGCTTCGGAGCTGGAAAACATACCCTTTGTGCCGCCGGAGGTCGGGGCCAAGCTGGGGCGGGTGGTGCGCAGTATCAATGTTGCGCAGTCCCGCGTGGGGCAGGTGGCGTCGACCTATGGCCGGGGTGTGGCGGCCGCCGGTCAGGTGCAGGAACGGCTGGGTACGTTCAAGCAGTTGGCGAGCAAGGTCACGTCAGAGGCCAGCCGGGTGGCGGGAATGGTCAGCCCTTCGCTGTCCAATATTCTGCCCACGGATAACCGGGCGGGCTCGGCAACGCCGGCGGTTGAGGCGGTCGCGCCTTATCCGCATCTGCTGATCATCCAGCCGCATCACCCCAATGCCCAGCCGTATTACTTCAATCTTGATACGGCAGCCTTTGACGAGCTGCGCCGGCAAACGTCGTTTCGTTGGGCGGGCCAGGAGCGGCTGCGCCGTAGCGTGGCGCAACAAGCCGTTGGCCTGGGGGAAGAAAAGATCACCCTCAAAGGGGCGATCTTTCCCGGGCACAAGGGTGGGATCAAGCAGTTAAACACGTTGCGCAGCATCGGCCGCAACCTGCAGCCGCTGAACCTGGTCACGGGTTACGGCGAGGTCCTGGGCAATTGGTGCTTGGTCAATATCGAGGAAGAGCAGAGCCATTTGTTGGCGGGCGGCATTCCGCGCAAACAAGGCTTTTCACTGGAGTTTGTGAGCTATGGCAACGACCTGCAGAACGTCTGACGGGGATCTGCTGGACGTGATCTGTCAGCACCATTACGGGCACCTCAATGGCACCGTCGAGTCTGTGCTCGAGGCCAACCCGGATCTGGCCCGGGAGGTGCAGCCCTACCGCGCCGGCCTGCTGATTCGGTTGCCGGAGCTGTCGGCGCCGGCGGTCGAGCTGCTGCAGTTGTTCGGCTAATCGCGTTATGCGTAACGAAGCCCCGCCGCGTGCGGGGTTTCTTGTTTCTGGAGTAAGGCATGAAACCGACTTATCGAATCGTGGCGGATGGCACGGACATTACCGCGCTGATCAATGACCGACTGTTGATGTTGCGAATATCGGACAAGCCCGGCATGGAGTCGGACGAGTTCGAATTGCGCATTGACGACCGCGACCAAGCCGTTGCGCTACCCGCGCGCGGGGGGCGGGTCGAGGTCTTGCTGGGGTATGAAGGGCAAGCGCTCACGCGCATGGGGGCTTATACGGTCGATGAGGTGCAATTGAGCGGGCCGCCCGACACGATGGTGATTCGCGGCAAGGCCAGCGACATGCGCGGCAGTGGCAAGACCATTCGCAGCGGCAGCTGGGAGAACGTGCCGCTGTCGCAAATCGTCGGTGATATCGCCAAGCGCAATGGCTGGGAGGTGGTGTGCCCGGTCACCACCAAGGTCGAGCGGATCGATCAGCGCAACGAGTCGGATTTTAACTTTGTCACGCGCCTGGCCAGGCAGTACGACAGCACCGCGAAGGTGGCCGAGGGCAAGTTGTTGGTCATGCCTCGGCAGGCGGGGCAGAGCGTGACTGGCAAAACGCTGGGGGTGGTCACCATCAGCAAAACGGATGTCACCCGCTATGAGTTCCGGCTGAGCGATCGCAGCACGCAAAAGGCGGTGAAAACCCAGCATCAGGACCAGAAAACCGGCGAGCTGCAGGTGGTCGAGGTGGCCAATGCCGATTCGCCAGACAGCTTGCCCCCGGTCCACACCGACCGCCATCTTTACCCCAACAAGACCGCCGCTCAGCAGGCCGCCAAGGCCCGGTTGGCGGCGTTCAATCGCAGCACGGCAGCGGTGCGCCTGGAAATGCCCGGCCGTACCGATCTGTTCGCCGAACGCTCGATCGGCGCTCAGGGTTTTAAGCCCGGTCTTGACGGCGAGTATCTGGTGGACAGCGTGGAACAGGTGTTCACGCAAGCCGGATGGAGCACCTCGGTGGAATGCAATGGCGGTAAGCAGGGCAAGGCGAAGGCCGCCGGCAAGAAGAAAAAAGAACAGCAGCCGCTCAGGGTCGAGCAGCTTTAACCCCTTCGGCCGCACGCGGCCATCACTGGAGCAAACAATGGCTATCACGGTTCAACAATTACAGAAGATCCTCCCCAACGCCGGCCCAAACGCCGGCGTTTTTGCACCTGTGCTGAATACCGCCATGGGTAAATTCGGCATCGTCACGCCGGTGCGTCAGGCGGCGTTTATTGCGCAGATCGGCCACGAGTCCGGTCAATTTCGTTACGTGCGTGAGCTGGGCAACAGCGCCTACCTGGCTAAGTACGACACCGGCGCGTTGGCCGCGCGCCTGGGCAACACCCCCGAGGCCGACGGCGACGGCCAGAAATATCGCGGCAGGGGGCTGATCCAGATCACCGGCCACGACAACTACGAGCGCTGTGGCGAGGCCCTGGGCCTGGATCTACTGAGTCGGCCCGAGTTGCTGGAGTTGCCGCAGCACGCGGCGACGTCGGCGGCATGGTTCTGGCAGCAAGCAGGGCTTAACTCCTTGGCAGATCGCGGCGAGTTCACCGCCATCACTCGCAAGATCAATGGTGGTCTCAACGGACTGGCCGACCGCCTGACCCTTTGGACGAAGGCGCGCGAGGCCCTGGGCGTATGACGGCCATCAATTGGCGCTTGGCGGCGCTGATGCTGCTGCTGGGCTTGTCTGTGGGTGGACGAGTGGCCTGGCTGTGGCAGGCGAATAGTAACGAAAAGGCGATGGCCGACCAGGCCAGTGACTATCAGCGCGAGCGCGAGGCCGCCGCGAATGCGGCGATTGAGTGGCAGGCGGTCGAACAGTCCCGACGTCGAGCGCTGGAGGATCGCCTACGGACTGATGATGAAACCCACTACAAGGAATTACGCGATGCTCAACAGACTCAGGATCGCTTGCGTGACCGTCTCGCTACTGCTGATCTCCGGCTGTCAGTCTTACTCGACATCAGCGCCGAGGGTAGTGGCTGTGGGGTGCCAACCGCCGCCGGCGGCCCCGGCGTGGTTCATGGAGGCGCGCGAGCCCAACTTAACCCAGCGCATGCTCAACGAATTATCAACATCACCGATGCCGGCGACCAAGGATTGATCGCCCTGACGGCCTGTCAGGCCTATGTCAAAGCGGTGTCAGTAACACAGTGAAAAAGAGCGACCGAACTGGATGCGTCAACATCCACTCCGGTCGCCGTCCCTGCAGATGGTCCCTGCAAGTCCAGCCAAGGCTCTTGCTCCGTGCACAAAGCGCGGCGAGCCTAGCACCTGTTTATATATACAGTAAAGGTCTTGCTAATTATGTCTACTCCCATCATTCCATGGATGGGCGGCAAACGTCGCCTGGCCGATCGCCTCATTCCGCTTTTTCCACCGCACGAATGCTATGTCGAAGTCTTCGCCGGCGGGGCCGCGCTGTACTTCATGCGGCCCCAGGCCGCTCCTGTCGAAGTCCTCAACGACATCAACGGCGACCTGGTCACGCTGTACCGCGTCGTACAGAACCACCTTGAAGAGTTCGTGCGTCAATTCAAATGGGCGCTCAGTTCGCGCCAAGTGTTCGAATGGCAAAAAATGACCCGCCCCGAAATCCTCACCGACATCCAGCGCGCCGCCCGATTTTTCTTTCTGCAGCACCATGCCTTTGCCGGCAAGGTGACAGGGCAGACCTTCGGTACCGCGACCACAGGCCCGGCGATTAACCTGCTCCGGATCGAGGAAAACCTCTCGGCCGCGTGGCAGCGCTTGTCCGGCACCTACGTCGAACATCTCCCCTGGCTGGAATGCGCCGAGCGCTACGACCGTGCCCACACTTTCCATTATATGGACCCGCCTTACTGGCAGACCGCCGGCTATGGGGTGGATTTCCCCTTCGAGAACTATGAGCGCATGGCTGACTTCATGCGCCGCTGCAAAGGCAAGGTAATGGTCAGCATCAACGATCATCCGGATATTCGGCGTGTTTTTGAGGGCTTCCATTTCGAGTCTCTGGACATCCGCTATTGCAACACCAATCAACGGCAGGGCAAGGCCGAGGTGAGTGGGGAACTGGTGATCATGAACTGGGAGCCAGCAGCGCTGGGAGGGTTGTTCTAATCGAATTGCGGGAGGGACGAGTTTAGACTCGTCCAACGTGTCGAATTTCTAACAAAAAATTAACGAGTAGTTATGGCGTTAGTTGTACGTCTATACAGATTTGCGAGTCGCAATACGAGCTTTTGCTATACTTGTTTCGTTTGCCGATGGTAGTGCGAATCAACCTAGTTGCTCGTCCCGGATATCAGCAAGGTTTCCCTCACCGGTGGTGGGGCGATTGAGCAGAACATCTCTCTGGTAAATCGGCCCCGGCCATTTAGGCAGAT